CCTGTCTTTTAAACCACCTTGAGTCAAAGCTCCGCCGGCAATCCCAGAACCAAGAGACGCTCCAAATAATCCAGGAATTGCAGCCTCTCCACCAGCAACAAAGGGAGCCGCTAAAGTAGCGTAGGCTGCACCTTTACCACCTAATCTTCCTAAATATTCAGGCCAATTAGAAGTTGGGCTCTCTTCTTTTTCCTCAAATGGATGTTTTCCAAACGGTTGAACAAGAGCATTAGCGCCATATTTTAATGTTCCAGGATAAGCTTCACTTAATCCTTTCCATAAACTTTCCCAAGTATTGGATACTTCTTTGGTAGGCTCTTCTTTGTATTGCGCCCAATCAACAGAAGGTTGTTCCTTGTATTGAGACCAATCTATATTAGCCATTAGGAATCTCCTGTTGTAATGTGGCACCTGATTTTATTGCATCATTTAACAAATGCTTGGGGATCACATGAGGGCCATCTGGAAAAAATACACGAATCTTTCCTGACGGAACTGGTTTTTTTGATTCTGAAGAAGGTTTATTATTTAATTTGATACCGCCGCTTAAAGCTTCTTGAGCTAGTTTTTTATTCTGAGCATAGGCTGCAGCTTGTTCTTTTACTCGTCTAGCATAGCCGTCCGATGATTCTCCAAATTTAGGTTTAACGATATCTTCCATAGCCTGTCTATTTGCTCCAGTTGCATTGAGACCAAATGTCTTAAGCATACCTTCAGATGCTTCTTTGATTGCTGCTTTACCAGATGCTTCTTGGCTTGGAAGTGCAAAATTTTGACCGCCAAATGCATTCGCTAATTTCTGTCCGAGGAGGGAAGCTTGGTTAACAGGACTCTGAAATTGAGGCATTGTTTCTAATATTTTTTGCACATAAGGTTTCAATGCGTCTGCGCCAACTACTCTTTGTTGCAAATTAGAGGCTGTAGCTCCTGTAGGTTGAGAAGTTATTTCGCCTGTAGTTGGGTTCATAAACGTTCCACCACCAGACCTACCAGCGGCTCCTCCTATTTGAACTAGAGGATTACCAGAAGCTGGATCGAAGACTGTAGTTCCATTAGATCCACGGGCTTTCATTGATATAATTTGATCAACCCTATCCCTATCTGGACCTTCTGGTAAAGTGTTTCTCAACGCAAATAATTGTGCTGTTTCACCTGTGATGGCATCAGGTCGATTTGCCTTATTAATTTCAGCTTGTTTAGCCTGTTTTTCTAAGTCGTACCAATTAGCTGCATCTTCTGACTTAGGAGTATTAATCTTATTCTGCAATTTAGCAGCCAACAGCTGCTCAGCCATCGTCTTAGGTTTATAAGCAGTCTCAGTAGCATCCTGACTATTCAAGAAAGCATTCCTAAGTGCCTGAGTATAATTAGGCTGTCCGCCAGCTTCTTCAGGAGTCAACCGAAAAGCACCATTTGGTATATTAAAAGCCATGATTAAACTCCTTTACCCTGACCATTAAATAAATTCATTAACGAAGACCAAGTGGCGCCTCCAGCAGGCCCTCCGAAGAATGAGGCGCCAGCCGTGCCAAGTCCGCTAAATAAGTCACTTAAACCAGATGCTTTAGACGCATTCTTTCCGGCTTGACCAGCAAAATCATAAGCGCCTTGTTGCCCCAAAGTAGAACCCCAGGTGTCAGCCATTGCTTTATTTGCATCGAACCCTTGATTATTAAGACCTTGTTCACCCTGAAGGCCCATACCATACAGTCCCATTTGGTTTTGCAGATAGTTATTATAATCCTCTGAAGCCAACCCATTGCCCACTTCAGCAGCATTCTGCTGACTCATTGGCGTCCCAAGATAACCACCTTGCGCCGCGGCATTAGATTGATTCTGCAAGGCCTGTTTCAGTTTCCATTGGTAACCAGGGGATTCTTTAAAGTTGGCCCCCAATTGATTCTGTGTATCACCAGCTAACAAACCTTTATATTGATTTTGTAAGTCAGATAGCGCGCCTTGGCCAGCTTGCATATATGGCGAGTAATATTGTTCTGATTTTCCTGGTATTTGGCCTATCGTCTTATTTGCAACATCCGCTGGATTAGTTTTATTGCCTAATAAATTCCAAGCTCCTCCTGCAGCCGATCCTAATCCACCCCCAATACCTAGTGCTGATGCTAGCCAATCAGGCATTCCATTGTTTGCTTGTGCCATAATATTCTCCGTTAAGTGACCGTTACAGTTTTGAAGCTAGGAACCCCGAGAGTCAACACCGAAACCTGCACTGTATCGTTGGTTGAATTATAAATAAAAGTACCAGGCTGGCACGTATAAGTCGATATCGATGCATTAGTATTAATGCTTCCTACTGGGGTCGTCTGCTGATTTGTAGCGATAGCGGTAATATTAGCAGTAGTCTGCTGAGGCATTACTAACCCTTGAGCACCTGCTATTTGTTGCAATAATGTCAATAATCCTTCACGAAACGTTAACTCTGAATCTGTTGGCAAGCCATTTTCATCAACAATCTTACCGCTGGGTAGATTAGGAATACGTATTGCTGGTTCTTGTGTTGGTTTGATCACATCTGTCATTGGTATATCTCAATTTCGCCATTACACGCCACGAATCTATTTGGCGACACAAATCTAATCTGAAAAGTTACATCATTAGCTTGTCCTAGTCTCTGCCAAATAACTCGGCTACGATAAACCCCAGTGGGATTCATATCCAGAGGATAATAGCTTGCAAATGTTTGGCCGCCATCGGTAGACAAAGATAAATATACACGAGACTGTGAAGTGGTGTAATAAGCTTCTGGGGTCAATGACGACTCTAATTCAGTGCAAATAATATCACCATTCTCAGCACAGATTAGCAACATACTTTCAGTTTCCAGCTGCACATTAGTGCTTCCTTCAACTATGTTGTTAGTAACAATATTGGGTTGCCCATTTTCAATAGTAAAACCTAAACTTTTGATGATAAACATACGCTGAGACGGCAATCTAAAGGGCGCTGTGATTCGTATGCGGGGAATAGGATAGATAACACCATTCCCATAGTCGGCTTCCGGAAACGCTGTATTGAAGTCATATACGTTCCCTCCATTGAGACTTACAAAGTAGTAGCTATTGGTTGGTTCAAAATACACTACTTGTCGCGCGATATGATAATTTAGGTTTTCATCGGAAACGTTAAAGAACATCTGTGTTTCGAAGTCATATGCATAGGAAATATTATCGGTTGGGAATGTGAATTGATATAGAACATGACCATCTTGTTGAAATAGAAATCCTGTGCAATTAGTGGGATCAGTTAGATTCCCTATTTGGTAATCTATACCGTCCGTTGATATTTGTTTTACTGAACCGCCATTATAAACCATTAGCACCGGTCCAGATTGCTCATTAGTTCCAATCCATACAATAAAATCTTTTAATGACGCAATAGTGGAAGGGTTAATACAGCCGTAATCTGAATCGAATGTAGAATTCTTTTGGAATGGAAATAATGCAGTTCCTTGACGCTGCCATACCTCGGCAACATTGTGCCCCATTACCAATACATTATTAGCCCCTCCAGGAACGGGAACCACACCCTGAATAAAATCAGGTTTGGACTGAATGCTACCAACGAATGGCGCAGTAGCAGACCATGATAATGCATCATTGAATCCAGACAGAACCCAGTTTGTGGTTCCTTCTAGTGCTAAGATTATCTGGCCACCCTGAAATGACACATATCCTGGATTTTGATAAGTGTCAGGCCACCCAGGACTTGGAAATGGTGTGCCACCGCCTCCAGTGGAAGAATAAAATGTATCTGCGTCAATACCATTATAGCTATATACATACAGAAATGCGGTATCTGTGATAACTATTTGGGCGTTATTGTTTTCGGCTATATAAACATCGCCTGTGTTGGTTTGCAGATTGAATAGAAATTGTGGAATAAATGTCGGAGTGAAATAATTTAACCGATAAACAGCAAATCCGATCACCACAAGTACGAAGTTTCCTCTATAACTTGTGTAGATCCCACGTCCTTCTTGATTCGAATTTAGATTCAATATATTTTTATAACCTGCATATGTGACTAAAAACCCGTCACTTACGATCGCGTTCCACGTAGCTTCGTCCGAAATTTTCGGATAGCGACCGAACTTGGTACCACCTGCCATAATAAGTGGTATTTGCTGGACTTCATATTGCTGATTAGGAGCGGGCATAATCCATCCCAGATTACAACTACACATACCTTGCATTATATCCCAGACGGCGTAAAATAGACAATAATGATTGATGATTGGACTATTCAATGCCATTGCCTAACCCAAACGTGTTTGCTTTATTTCCTTTGCAAGAGGTTATTTTTGATAAAGATGGTACTGGCCCATTAGCTTACGGCACGGTTCAGTTCTTTAGTGATCCGGCATTTAGCGTGCCAAAAGATGTTTATGAAGAAACACAATTACCAGGCGGAACGATAACCTATACCAATCTCGGGAATGTTCTAACGCTTAGTGGTATTGGTAGTTTCGTAGATTTAAGTGGCAACAACTTCATTCCCTTGTTGTATCCCTTTGTTGGATCGCCATCAGATACGGTAGTTGGTGCTGAGCAGTTGTATTACATCCAGGTTTATAATTCACAAGGTGTATTGCAGTTTACTGTTACAGATTGGCCCCCTAATGTTAATGCTAGTGGTGGAACAGTTACTCAAGAAGCCTTAACGGCCAACTTGTTAACTAACCCTAGTTTCTCGGTTGTGAGCTTTATTCCGACTGCTGGTGGAAATTCATATACTTATACAACCACTGGCACCCAGAATTTCCCTGTTGCTCCTAGTTGGAATTTGCAATCTATATCTACCGGATCACAAACAATTACGGTTCAGCAGGTTGCTTTGTCCTCCATGACGCCTAATGATGCTGCTTATGCCCTGCAGATATCATGGTCTACAGGTGTTACTTCATTGCAATTGCAGCAAGTATTAACCGCAAGCCCTAGATTGCTTGCTGGATTTTATGCGTCGGCGACAATAGATTGTCAATGCCCAAACAATGAAACAGTTGCCATATCATTAGACTACGAGCAATTAACCACCAGTATTATCACCCCTTTCGTCACCGGATCTACTCCAACAGGTGGCGCATGGGGAACCATTACTGGAACGGCATTAATACCATTGCCAGCATCAGGAACAGCTCCTGCGTCTGTAGAATTTATCATAAACATTATTGGATTAACACCTGGATCTAGCGTGCTTATTGCGAACACCCAGATGGTTGAAGTAGCCAATGCAAGTATCATAGCAGGCTACATCCAGCAATCAACCCAACAAGAACTAAATGGCCTAATGTGGTATTATGAGCCTCAACTAGCTTATAAACCTATTCCTTCGTATGCTGTTGGTTGGAATTTCCCGTTTAATCCTTGTCAGCAGTATGGTTTTACAGGAAATTCACACTTTCCCGATCCGGCATTAGCACAATATTATATCGATCAAACCATTATTTATCAGACAACAGCTAGCTCGATATCTTATACCTTAGCTCAAAATGGAACATCACCTCCTGTTGGATTTAACATTAGTAATGTTACGGGTTGCACGTATGCTTTGATTCAATATTTAGATACGGCAGAAGCTGTAGAATTATTAAATCAAAGAAATTCAGTTAAATTGAGAGGATATGTAACTGATTCATTAACTCCAGGTCAGTCAATGATTGGTACTGTTAATTTATATTATTCTACGAATACAAATCCCACAGTTCCAGCATTGCCTGCAGTTCTTTTCGGATCATTATCTGGAACTGGATCAGGAATCGCACCAGCATCATTATTAAGTGGATGGACAATCATTCCACGTCAGTTAGGTATTGCTAGTTTTAATCTTACGGGCACGAGCACGTCTTTTGCTTTTAATGGCTGGGATGCAACGGCAGTATCGGGAATTAATTCCGCCACTGCATTTGCTATTGTCGTTAGTTTTAATGCCCCCACAAATGTTTCTATTTCTGCAACTACCACTGTTAATACACTTGAATATATTACTTTGTGTGGCGGAGATATTGCTACAAGTCCTGCTCCTGAGACATTAAGTAGCACTTTAGAAAAACTTCAATATTATTATGAAACGAGTTACGCATTAAATACACCAGTTGGAACTGCGGCATCAGCAAATAATGAACTACTCGTTTATCAATCTGCTGCGGCAAATGGATCTAGTGCTTTTATGCAGACGTTGCCTTTTATGATCCAATGGCAAAACCTAAAAAGAGTGGCTCCAAATGTTTCTTTTTATTCGCCGTCAACAGGTGCTGTAACGGGTGTATATGGTTCAGTCTATGTGTTTGATTCAGGGCACACTATACATTTAGTCGCACAAAATGATGTATCAATAGTAAATTGGACTGCTCTTGAAGCGAACACCAAAACGACAACGTATATTACTGCGAATAATGCCGTGAATTTGGTTACGGGAGCCACAGCTAATCAGGGTAACCCCTATAGCACTATAACTTTTCATTATACAGCAGATTCACGACTAGGAATTGTTTAGGAGATATACAATGAGTACAAAGTTTAACATGATAAGGGATATCTCTGGCTACAATGGTTTCGGAATAATCCCAACCTATGATATCCAAGGATGTTCGCTAGCTACAAGCACCGCACAAACATTTACGGTTCCAAATAACTATGGAAACTGGATTGCAATATTCAGTTATACACCGGGTGCCAATATATTCATTAGGTTTGATGGTTCTGTAGCTACGGTTCCAGGTGGCACAGAAGGAACAATACATGTTGTCTTGAATCCATCGGCTCGTGCTGTTAAAGGTGGATCTACATTCAGCGTGATTACACCGGATGCAACAACACCATACATAACTGTTGAATACCAAATCGTAGCACCTTACCAAAACTAGGATTACATATGGGCGTCTTACAGAATAGATTGGGAATAAACTTAACGGATTACGATCCTTTAATTAACTCACCCTTTACAAATTCGTTCGACTCAGGCGAATCATTTCCTCCACCAGGCAGTGATTTTATGATTACCGAGACCGGTCTCTATATGTTAGATGAAGACGGCATTGAATTAATGATTACGGAGTAGACCATGGCAGATATTAAATGGAGTGCGTTTCCTACGGTGGCGAGCCCTACGTCAGGTGATACTCTTGTAGGATTGCATAGCGGTGCTAACTATCAATTTACTGGCTTGACGATCCCTTTTT